GTCCGCCAGGCTAGTTACTTTGGGAGATAGTATCTCGACTCCGACATCTATCGGTGCGTTGGCCGGGTACGTCAACTGGACCACATTTTATTCTCTGGGAAAATTCTATCTGCCGCAACTAGGATCTAACGGCTTGGGGCCGACTGGGTGGGCGCAGGGGGTATCCGGGAATAAAACTACCGATGTAATCACCCGAATTTCAAATGTCGGCGCTGCCAAGCCTGCGATTACAACCGTTATGCTCGGCATCAACGACATCATACTGGCTAGTTCATCGTCCGCTGTGATAATAGCAAATCTTCAGGGCATTTACGCGACGATCAACAGCTACGGGTCGTACGTATTCGTGATCACTATCCTCCCCGCTACTCCGGCTGGATGGACGGCCAGAAGTGAAACAACACGACAAGCCGTCAACTCTTGGGTATTGAGTCAAGCCGGGCAGGTGGGAATCGCTGGCGTACTTAACGGCGACAATGTCATCACCAATATATCGACGCAGTTGCAATCCGATATGCTGCACCCAAATGCGGCGGGAGCGCAAGCGCTCGGGCAAGCAGTCGGTACGGCGCTACTATCTTTGGTCAGCAGCTCGTCGATTTTGTACGATCCGCTTAATATCCCATCGAGCAATTTGATTCCAAATCCCCTCTTCACTGGAGGTACTACTTTTGCGACCAGTTGGGGTTATTTTGCCTCAGGATCTGGGATGACGAATGTGCCAAGTAAGGTGACATTCGATGGGACAACGGCCCAACAAATCGTCCTAGGTGGCACAGCAACTGCAAACACGGCTGATCTTATTTATCAGTTCGTTACCTTGACTGGTGGACTCGTTGGTCAAAGTTATGAAGCATGGGTTGAATTTAATTGTACAGGATTGACAGGGATCACGGGCATCGAGCTAGCCGTCAACAGGACTCAGCAGCAGATTTTCAGCGTCTCATCTCAAATTGCGGCCACTGGAATGAGTTTTCCGTTCACCGGCGTCCTGCGCTCGCCATCATTTGCTCTGACATCGAACGGGCAGCAAATACAGTGGGCTCTATCGTTTATTCCAAGTGGTGGTGGCGCTGCTGTTGCTGGTCAATTTACGATCACAAAGGCAGGGCTGCGCCAAGTCCCGGCAGGACAGTAACCGTACTGATGTCCATCAAATCCAAACCATCACCATCCCGGCCGCCGCTGCTGAAAAACTCAGCCTTGCCAAAATAAGATTTATGACGTAGAAATAAGTGACGCTCAGTTTGTGGATAGCGATCAGACCAGATGCAAATAACAATTAAACTTCGTCTTCGAGATAAGCACGCATCCGAACTCAACCGGCAGGCTCGGGCTGTAAATTTTTGTCTGGAACTATGCCAACGAGACGCAGCAGAAGGCTGTACGTGACCATCACAAATGGCTTACTGCTTTCGACCTACACAGGCTGACATCTGGCGCATCAAAGGAATTAGATCTACACGCCCATACCATCCAGCGGGTATGCCATGCGCACGCCGATGCGCGTCGGACGCACAAGAAGGCGTGGCTGCGCTGGCGAGGCAGGAAATCTCTGGGCTGGGTTCCATTTAATACTGGACATGTTTCGTTCGATGGCGAAACATTCAAGTTTCGTGGCGCAAAATACCAGCCGCTGCACCTCCGCGACCTTCTCATTCCAGGGATCAAGATTGCCGCCGGTTCCTTCAATCAAGACAGCAAGGGCCACTGGTATATCAATTGCCCGGTAGAAGTTGCGGAGGCTACAAGCGCCAATAACAGCCGCGTCGGGATCGATCTCGGGTTGCATGATCTGGCTACGCTCTCCACTGGAGCAAAGATAGCGGCGCCCCGCCTCTATCGCGCATCGGAAGAAAAGCTTGCGACGGCGCAGCGTGCTCGCAAGAGCAGGCAAGTCAAGGCGATCCATGCCAAAATCTCCAATCGGCGCAAGGATTTTTTACACAAGGCTTCGGCGACTATCGCCAAAGAATTTGGACTTATTGTCGTCGGCGACGTGAGTTCAGAGAAACTAGCTCGGACAACCATGGCAAAGAGCGTATTTGATGCCGGGTGGTCGATCTTCAAGCGCATGCTGTCGTATAAATCGCGATTACGCGGCGGCGGTATGTTGCTTGAAGTTTCGGAGCGCTATTCTACCCAAACCTGTTCTTGTTGCGGTTCTATGAGCAGCAGCGAGCGGCCGATAGGTATCGCGGGTTTGTCTAAGAGAGTGTGGCAATGCAGCGAATGCGATACGGTCCATGACCGCGATGTGAACGCCGCGCGCAACATTCTCCGCGTAGGACTATACGCGCTTTCGGAAGGAGCCTCGTAATGAACAGCGGAGCAGATAAGCTCCGTCCTTCATGGCGTGGAGTAGTCACGATTTTGCGAAGCCGGAAAAGAAACTACGAGCCTTGACAGAGAAACAAAAATAGAGATAGGAATCCTACCACGCGACCCACATAGGACGGCAGGCTGTCCATTTTTAGCCGGATAACGGCGGGCGCATACGGGTAGAACCCCGCCGCTACGTTGAGCGACGATAAGATTGCAACGTCGTAGCCGAGGCTGACGGTCCTCGTTAAAACCGCCGGGCTAGAGCCCGTGGCATCGTCGGCAGGCCGACCGCCCAGACTAAAACCTCCCCACGTTTTTATCACAGCGCCTACGCGCGAGCACGACCGCATTTCAGGGGGCCTCTGATGGGCAGTTTTACCAATTTTCCGACCGCACTCGTCCCGACCCTGCAGACGGGTTTTTTGGAGCGGGAATTTGAGGAAGGTCTGGATTCGGTACTGGCCTATCGCCGGGCGGCACTTGAGGAGACGGTACCGTGCCGAATTGGTGAGACGCTGACGCGGACCCGGAAGGGCCGCAAGACGCCAGTCACGACGCCGACGAATCCGAGCACAAATACCGGCCTCGACAACGGCATGACGCCGACCACGTTTTCGGTCGAGCAGTACTCGTTTACGATGCAGCAATACAACGACACGGTTGACACCAATTTGCTGCAGGAACTGGCCGGAATCGCGAACCAGTTTTTCGCCAACAGCCGCAACTCGGGTGTCCAAGCGGCGCAGTCGCTGGAGCGAATCGCGCGGTTCAAGCTATTTTCCGCCTACCTCGGCGGCAACTCCCGGGTGCGAACCGATCTCGGCGCCGGCGGCACGACCACCGCGCACGTGGACGACATCCGCGGTTTCCAGAACGTGTTGGTCAACGGCGTGGTGACGCCGATCAGCGGTGCCAATCCTCTATCGGTCTCGGAAGTCGCGATCGCATCCGGTGGTGTGACGCAGACGCTGTCAGTTACTGCCGCCGTCGCAGATGGCACGTCCTTCTCGAGCGCACCCAACGGCGTGTCTGGCGTGCTGACGTTTACCGCTGCCACGACACCAGTGAATGGCGATGTACTGTTGGCGCTCAACGCCCCGAAGATCCTGCGGCCATTTGGCAAGCAGTCGACCGCGCAACTCACCGGATCCGACGTTCTGACAATGGGTTTGATCGAAGACGCTGTGGCGTATCTCCGCGACAACGGCGTGCCGCCGATGCCGGATGGCTCGTATCACTGCATTCTCGACAACACGTCGATGCGGCAGCTCTGGGCCGACCAGGACTTCAAGGTCCTATTCGCCGGCAATGGGGGCAACTCGTCCACGTACCGCGACATGGACATCATCCGGTTGCTCGGCGTGACGTATATTCCGACGACCGAGGCCTATGTTCAGACTGCGGGCGCGACGGGCGCCACCGGAACGTCGGCGATCAACGTGCGCGTGCGTCGGCCGATCCTGCTCGGTGCTGAATGTCTCATTCAGGGCAACTTCGAAGGCCTTGACACGTGGCTGGAGCGCGACGGCATGCAGTCGTTCTCCGAGGTATTCCTCGTCAACAACGTCGCCCAGATCATCCGTCCGCCACTCGACCGGCTGCAGCAGTTCGCAAGCCAGAGCTGGTTTTGGGTCGGGGACTTCAGCGTGCCTTCTGACATAAGTGCAACCACAGCGATAATCCCGACCGCGAGCAACGCGCTATATCGCCGCTCGTTGGTGATCGAGCACGCAGGTTGACGTAAAAATACGAAGACTGATAGGGTCGCTGACATGCTGGTTTACGGATTCAAGAAATGTGCAAAATGCAGCGAGTCCAAACTCGCGGCGGAGCATTTCTATCCGTCGAATTCTCGGCCGGATGGTTTTGACCCATACTGCAGGGCCTGCAATCTGATCAAGTATCAGAAGAGGAAAAAGGAAAACCCCGAACTGATTCGCCTGCAGGGCAGAAAAGTAGCGGCTGAATGGCGGAAGAGGAATCCGGAAAAACATGCCGCTATAGCCAAGCGTGCTTCTGAGAAAAAGAAAGTAGCAACTCGCGCCAAGCTGGCGGCGTCCGCTCTTCCAGATGGAATGAAGCGGTGTGCATCGTGCGAAGCGGTCAAGACGTTTTCAGATTTCGTGCCAGATCGGCGTCGAGCGAATGGAGTTGGTTCTTATTGCTTCGAGTGCAATCGAGCTAAAACCAATGTTCGATCAAAACGTCGATGGGACAAAAACCCAGATGCGATGAAGGCCAAACAGAACAAGTATCGCAAAGGCGAGAAGCACAAGGAATGGGGACGTCTGTATCGTCAGAGGCCTGAAGTACGCGCCGTGATGCGGGATCGCTGGAAACTGAAGGCTGCACGCTTGCGCCAAGAGGTCTACAGCGATGGCGTGATCCAGCGAGCGACCGAGCTTGAGGGAAGGTTTACGAGAGCGGATTGGAAGGCCATTCTCAAGGAATTCGATCATTCATGCGCATACTGTGGCGAGACGACGAAGATGACCTTTGAGCATCTGACGCCGTTGGCGCGCGGCGGAAGGAATGTGGTAGGAAATATCGTTCCTGCATGTTTGCCGTGCAATTCAAGCAAGCAGGATCGATCAGTCGAAGAATTTGCACCGGAGC